ATGGTAAGACCAAACACTGCCGCAATTGCCTGTATCAACAGTAAGATTGCCGGGATCAGCGCCACCCAGAATGCCTTGTTTTTGATTCTTACAATCCAATTGATTTTTTTCATGGTTCTACCTCCTTTAAAAAAGCATTGCTGCTACTGCACCGATAATAGCTCCAATGAGAGCGGTAACAACCCCATCCCATCTCTTAGCTGGTGTCTGCTCAAGATGCGTCACCTTTGCGGTGAGTTGTACCAACGTCTGGTTCATGAAGCCGACCTCTTTGGTTAGCCCTACCATTTCTTGTGCCAGTTGATGTACCACGCTCACAACGTCCTCTGCTTCTTTCATTCGATGCTTTAATGAGCCGATTTCTTTTCCGTGCTCTGCAAGTTTCACTTCTACTTCATTTTCTGTCATGTTTTCCCTCCGGTTTTTAAAGTATAAAAATAAGACCATCACGGTCTTGCTCTGATCTCCATATCCGCTCCTTTACTCGTCATCTGTGATCCATGTAAATGTCTTTATGCGCTCACAGTAGTCTGTCTTGCCAGTTACAATGGATATTCCTCCGTCTTTTGTAATGTAATACCTGCCAGTCCCGATAACTGACGAACTAACCAATTCGCTGTACGTCTCTACTATGTCTACGACTGGTCGATATCCTATAGGGATCCTTATTTCTTCAAACGGCCCGTGCGACCCTGTATTCGGGAACTGTATAAGCGCTGTGATTTTACATGTAACCACGCACCCTCTCCTTTTTAGCTCCGCCTGTATATAGTTGGATGGGTTTGTGCTGGAGTATGGTCCTTTTATCCTTCCGGAGTCATAATTTGTTGCTTTAGATATGTTTATTTCGTATGATTCGGAGTTTTTAACAAATATACCGTCCCGTTTAAAATTAACAAGGTTTGAAATAGTGGCTCCGTCAAAATACTGCGCAATCTGCGTTGGGAATATAGACAAGCTTGTGTGTCTGCCGCTGTTCATCCCATTCGCCACAAATACACCCTTGCTTATTGCAGAGCTGTTTATCCCGTTTTCATCTTCAGAGTAGATCTCTCCGGTATTTACTTGGATAAAAAAGTGTCCGTCCAGACTCTTTATAAGTCCAGCGGTTACAGTTCCGAGGTTTGCGGCAATCGCACTTAGCGTCTCTACATTCAGATTCTCTACAGAAATGTAATAGATCACCCATTTACTTCCATCCCATCTTTTAATCGGCTCTCCGCTTGCAGTCTGCCAGAGCTGTCCAACCTTTGGATTTTCTGGCGCTGTCGGAGATATAATAATCCCACTATCCCCTGTCTCGCCGTTATCCCCACGCACACCGATAATCACAGGTGTGGTCTTGGTTTCCGTGCTATTGGTGTACCGGATAAGGTCGTAGCTCCATAGGTTTTTCTTAGTTTCGGTCATATCTTGTTTCGCATCCGTCCATCCCGGTGATGTTGTCGTGATTCCGGTGCTTTTTTCAGACGCCAAATAATACTTGGTCACACTCTTGATTCCTACGCCGTCTTTTCCGTCATCTCCGTTTTTTCCTGGTTCTCCATCGTCCACCTTGGTGATTGTTACCTCATAATATCCACGCCGGATTCCATTTTCAGTGGCTACAAAAGAGTATACCGCCTTGGTATCCACATCCTCTGCATTTACTGTCACGCTCCTGCCTACATAAAACTCCTGTCCGTCTTTGCTCCAACGGAACTGCAGGTTACTTGACACGTCTGTACCGTTGTTGTAAGCGTAAGCAGTGAGAGTAGTGCTGCCAACTCCATTTTTAAAGATAACGCCGTTATTAGTGGAGATGGAACAGGTGTAGACTTTATTTTTTGAAATCAAGTCCTGCATCCTTTTGATGAGATCGTCGGATATTTCGGATGTAAGCTCTTTGTAGTTTGTAAATACCGTCTTTGCAGTTTTTGGATTGGTAAGACTCCTGATCTGTTCTGATACTCTTGCCTGTAGATAAAGGACTGGTGTCCACTCCTGATCCTGCATCCTTACCGTATCCCCGATGTTGGTGTCAAAATATCCGTCCACCTCGTAGGTTACTACTGGCTCGGATGCGGTCTTGAGGTCAGATAATGCCATGCTGTACAGCTTGTCCTTGCTGTCTGTATCGTACTCTTTACGCATCAGGATATAAGCATCAGCCTTATTTACGATGTTGGATGGGAACCGGTCCCTTGCCTGTGGTGCGCGGATGATCGCACCGTCTGTAAAGTACTCGATATTGCCGTTTTCATCGTATTCTTTCTTGTCAAGACCATTGATTGTCAGACCGTCCTTTCCGGTCGGCTGGATGCAGGTGTAAAGCTTCTCGGCATCTGTGGTTTTTCGAATTCCGGTAATTCCTTTCCCGTACCGCAGTACAATGTCATTCCGGTATTCTCCGACTCCGCTGTCTGTATCGGAGTGTTTCCGATATACATTTAGGACAATCTCTTTTAAAGAGTAGTCTCTGTTCAGTACTGTCTCAAATTCGATCTCCGCAGAAAAGACATTAGCCAGGGAGAATAATCTCTTTAATACGGACGTTGTACCTGTCCATTCGTTGGTGATCCGTTTGTCCGATACCTCATTTAGCCCCAATTTTAGTGTCCTCTCCGCGTCAAAAACGGCAAGGTACTCTTCAAAGCTCATTGCTTTTCCGGCTTTGTATTCCCCTGCATCCTCGTTGATAAGCTCAAACGACAGTGACCATGCTGTGGCAGTAATTGTCTTCTCCGTCTGGTCGGTATTTACAATATTTAAGTAGTAAGATTTACCCTTGTGTGTAAATGCTACCTTGTTTCCAACTGCAACATGTTCTGCGTCTGGATGTTTGGCGTTTACCGTAAAAGTATAGGTATTCGCTGCTCCATGTAAGTATTCGCGTAGCTCATCACCCCAGTAGTGCATAGACTTTTTGTGTGCATTATCCATAAATGCTATAGGCGTGTTATTTGCACTTAAAATTGCAATTCTAATACTGTCCATTACAAGTAAACCTCCCGTATTTTTGCTTTAATCTGTGGCGGCGGAGCAGAGAAAGAAGAGTAGCAGAACTGTACTTCCGTTGTTCCGGGCGGAACTTTTGGATAATTAGATCCGTCAATCTCATCTCTTTTTGCCGGCATCCCGTTAACATAGACCTTTGTACTCTCTCCGTCTATAGTCACCACGTCACCGGCACGATACCGGTTCGGCACATCTCTGTATTTTTCCACGTTATCTTTGCGGAACCAGATACTTTTTAAATAATTGTGTGTGACCAGCTGATTTCCAAGATCTCTACTTCCCCACTGCCCGATCCAAATCTGGATTTTTTCACATTCCATGTCTTTGATCTCCGGTATATTTCGCTCCATGTAGGTCCCACACCAAAAAATCCGCAGCTTTTCGCCCTCTTTTAGAAAGTCGTTGTGGCATCCCATTTTAAGATTAAACGGATTGCCCTCGTAGGCTGTCGGCTGGAACTCTTCTCGTCTGATTAAGGTGTTTCCGGGAGCAAACCACTCGATACGAGCCGTATTACCAACCGTATCACTCTTGTTAATAGACATGGCGCATATCACCTTGTTATCTCCAGTCAGGAATGCAATGGTCTGTGCTCCTGTCTGCCCCATCAAGCCGGTTTCGAACCAGTGCTGGGTGTAACAGTAAAAGTTCTTCGCTCCACGTCTGCCCTCGCTGTCCACCGGGATAGTAAGTGTTCTCATTCCGCCGTTCCAGTACCCGGATGTTGCCTGTCCACCTTTTAATGCCATGACGTTATATCCGGCAACATTCTTGACTTCGAGCGTTCCCTGTGTGGTGTTTTCTGGGTTCTGATAAGAGGTACCGTGATCGTCTTGAAACAGACTGTAACCGTTAAACAGTTCTTCGGACGCTTCGTAGTTCTCTCCGTCCGCTTCTTCTTGTTTCCCAAGCTGAATTACTCCATACTGGCTGACCAATCCAATAAAGCCGTTCTCGTGCTTGTGGGTAATCTCATAGTCCACATCCGTCCACTCGGTACCGTTGTTTTGGATGGTAATTGTCTGGTATCCATCTTCTTGCACTCCGTCAAATGCAAATTCTGTAGTGGAGTATGCTACCCCGTCTGGGATGAGCCATGTGATCGTGCCTTTCCCAAACATTGCAACCTGTGTTATATCAAAATTACCGTCAGGGACAGCATAAAAATAGCGATCCGGATAATTCCCAAACACAAGCCTTTTCGGCTCTGTGACGTTTAGGATCTTCTGAATCGCATCATAACTTTCTAAAATATCGCCTTTAATTTCAAATGGCATTTCAAGTGTCTTTGATTTATATGTTATATAGCCAAAATCCTCTCCTTTTGCACTTTCTGCTCCGTCAAGAAGTTCTGTCTCTCTATTTACTCCGCTAAACGGAGAAAACCCGGACAATACACTCAAGTATCGCCCGAGTTCCTGATCGTTGAATTTTACAGATAAACTCAATCTCTATCCCCTCCTAACATCTTCCGAAAACTCGAATTCTTTTCTATTTGTTTTTCCATTGGCGTTGCAAGTACTCTGGATGTCTCTACGGAATCTATTTTATTGATAATTTCAAGCGGCCGGTTTGCGAGTCTGGATAATCGATCCACCGCGTAGATCAGCTCACTATTATCTGTCGTTCTGACCGCTGATCTGGAAGCGACATATCCACTTGCTGTCGGGCTTGCAGACGTTGTAACACCAAGAGCAGCTCCCTGTATCCGGGACACCATCTTGTTTGCCTGTTTTTCCATGTCTTTGTATGGGATATTATCCTCGAATCCAACCCCTATACCGAGAGCCATGTTTTTCCCGACCTGATCCCTAAATACACGGGATGGGGAATGGATCCCAAGTTTGCTTTTAACCCAATTCAAGGCATCTGTAGCAGCGCTCACAGCGGCATCTACTAGCTGTCCGGCTGCAGAAGCGACACCGGATGCAATTCCCTTTATGATGTTAACTCCAACGCTGATCCAATCTACACTCAAAAAAGCGTCTTTTATCGCAGAGATGATCTGCGGTATTTTCCCAACCAAGTTTGGTATTGCTCTAATCAAACCAGAAGCTAACTCTCCGATAATTTTAATACCAGTGGATAAAATCTGCGGAAGATTACTTGCGATGCTTGCTACAAAACGTGCTATCGCCTGAGCTGCAGCTGCTACGATAGCCGGCAGATTGTTTATGATTCCATCCACAAGGCGTAAAATCATCTGGACACCGGATTGTAACACGGATGGAAGCGCTGATAAGAGTCCACTTACATAATTTGTAATAGCTGCGGAACCCTGGGTAACCAACTGCGGCAAATTCTGCATGATTCCAAGAGCTAACTGCGTTACAATCTCAAACCCTTTCATAATCAATTCTGGAAGCCCTGTTGCAATTCCAAGCCAAAACTGGTTCAGAAGCTCCATTCCGGTAGAAATAAGCAATGGAGCATTTTCCATTATTCCGGTAAACAATCCATTTACAATGTTTCCGGCAGCCTGAATCATACCGGAAACGCCATTTTCCTCAAATCCTTGCGTAAGCTGCTCAATCGCACTGATCGCCGCTGGTAATAACGATTCCGTCAGTCCATCAGATATAGGCTTAACAATTTCACCTAAAAGCTGTTGTGCGTTGTCCTTTAATGTGGAGATCAGACCGCTAAACGTCTGACTCTGCTTTTCCATGCTCTGGAAATACTTTCCACCCTCAGATGTTGCTCTCTGCATGGAGGCGGTAATCTCATCCACAGAGATTGTCCCTTTGCTGATCCTGTCATACAAGGATGCCATTGACTCCCCTGTACTCTCAGAAATCTCCTGCAATGGGTTAAATCCAGCTTCAATCATCTGCTTGACATCTTCCAGAGACACTTTTCCGGCGGATGACATCTGTCCGTAAGCAGTGGCAATTCTGGACATCTTATCAGCTGAGCCTTGCGAGATATCACCAAGCATCATCATTTTGTCCATGGCTTCGTCTGCACTAAAACCATAATTCATCAACAGCTGTGTAGTATCTGCTAAATCCTGAAGTTCAAACGGCGTTTCCGCTCCTACTTTCTTCAATTTGTCGATTACTTCCGCTGCTTTTTCCGCGGATCCAGTCATAACCTCAAATGATGTCTGGTAAGACTCTATGGATGCATTGTATTTTACTCCGGCTACAACACCAGCTCCAAGCGCAGCCGTCACAGCACCAACCGCAGCAACTGCCACTCCTGCACCTTTCTTGGCTATTCCACCAAGTTTGGAAATTCCGGAATTAAATCCAGATTCATTTATTTCCGTGTCAAATTTTAATGAGCCATCATAACCCATACTATCCCTCCTATTCTTGGATAGCACAGGCTCATAGGCTCACTTAAGTGCTTTATTTCTTAATTTCTATTTCTTTCTTACAAGTCCGACATTTTACGTAGATACCGTGGCTTTTGGCTGTATTGTCTGCAATAGCAAGTTTGCAGCCGCACACAGGGCATCTAATCCAATCTCGGACTAATATTGGTTCTTTTTTCATGATCCACCTACATAAAAGCGTCACCGATTTCAAAATCAGTCAATTCTTCCTGTTTTAACTCGATCAGTTTTTTAATTTTCTGGATTCTCTTTTTCTCTTCCGGATCTTTAACTTCGCTCAGATCAATCCCTCTGTACATAATTCTTTTCTTGATCTCATTGTCCTCTGATAATCCATCAAAAAGCATTCGAAATTTCCACCAGTGCAGATATTTAATATCAATCAGGTCGATTCCGTAATCGCGCAAAAATGCTGATAATATATAGGGATAATCGATGGAAAAAGAAAAAAGATTCTTTTGCCTCACTGTTCCGGTTTGACTGACTTCTCCGTCTGAAAAATCAGCACTCATAAAGTCGCATAATGCGTCAATTGCAGGCTGCGATATTTCGATATCGTCAAGGAAATACTCACTCAAAATCAACAGCTTATCCACAGACTTGACATCTTTATCTTTTAACATGTCCAAAAGAGAAATATACTCTCGAAAATCGGTTCTGATTCTCACAGGCTTTCCATTTACAATTACCGATGTCGGGAGTGATTCATAGAAGAGGTTCATCGGTTCTTATTCGCCCCTCTCCTAGCTTTCCTGTTTGGTGTATATTTGTTTACCATACTGTTATATCTGGACTGCTCGCTGTTCCGTAAATCAAACAGTGAATTGGCGGCCTTAACTCTCATGTCCATGCTGTTTTTCCCTAGAAACATTTTTTCGCTTGTTCCGTCTCCGAATAATCGGTCATAGAAATCATTAAAAACCTTGCATTGCGCCCTCGTAATCTCGGACACTTTTCCAACTTTCGGCACTTTTTCGGATTCCTCAACCATTTTTTCGTAGCAGCCCTCAAATTTTTCCATAAAATCTGCGTCTGTAAAATCGATGTCTGTTTCAAAATTATTAAATTTCCACTGGCTCATTGGCTCACTCTCCTATTCTTTCCTGTGTTTTTTGCCACCTTAAAATCGGCGGCAGCTACTCCCCCATGTAATCACCCTTAGTGTAAGTGACTGTCTTAGATGTAATATCAGTCTCTGTAACATATCCTTCCTCGATGTCGGATACAGCTTTCAGTGATCCGCTGTAAACCAATGCGTCCGTTCCATCTCCGTCGGAATCTGGGATAACTGCGCAAGTTCTCTTTGTCGCAAAGCACTTATCGCCTTTCGTATTTTTCTTGTAAAAATCCACTGTGACAACTTCCACGTGCGCATCATCGGCTACTTTCTCTCCGTCATGGATTGCGGCAATGCGCTCATGTACCGGATTACCTGCGTACATATCGAATGAGTATTCTGTAGCCGGAGCATATCCAACTACATCTGATCTCTCCGTGCTTTCATCCACGTACTGTCTGGAATACTCTTTCGGGTTTTTCCCGTTTGTCATTGCGGTAAAATTGGTCATTCTTTCAAATTTCGGAGAGCTACCCGTTGCATCCGTGTTCATGAATGCCACACGCAAATGTCTGCCGACTAATTTTGGTGCTATTACTGCCATACTTATACCTCCTGTGCATAGATTAAGCGGCACTCAATACGATACTTAGCTTTTTCCTCGTTGATATCGTACAAGTAACCACTGTTTAAAGTTTCAATTGATATTGGGCTTTTCTTTTCTTCGAGTTCCGGAAGATTATCATTAAAACTCTGCTGTTCCAACCACTCTTCAAAGCTCTGAAAGAATCCGCTGTTCTCGATATTGATTCTTGCGTCCTGATCGTATTCCTCTTGGCTCGTAAACGCAAACTGGAACTGCTTCTTTGCTCCACCATCCATGTATCTCTGTATGATTGGGTCGCAAGGGAGAGGGTCAACAGAGTACCCCATATCCGTTCCAATGTAGTCCACGTTCACACGTCCATCACTCAAAAACGGACATGTGAGAATGTATGATCTGACGCTGTCAATGAGATTTGACATACTTAGCCGCTCCTTTCAGAATAGAGTCCTTGTGCCGGTTCTTCATGCGCTCAAACCATCGTGATTTTTCCTTATGCTCGTAATACTGTCTACGTGCATAAGGCGCAATCTGGTTGATCTCGCCACTGCCGATCACGCTGCCAAGAGTCGCTGACTCATCCAGTACACCTGTCCGTCTTGGAGTCTCCGGGTTCATGCGCCGGATGCACTCAGAATCAACAAACTCCTGTGCATTTGCGAAACCGGATTCCGTACTTGGCTTAAAGCTTGGATTCCATTCGATTTTTGCTGATACTTTTCCACCGCCGGATGCTTGGGTATATATAGATCCTCTCGGAGTCTGGATTTTGAATTTCTTTTTTCCTTTTGCCATTACACTCCCACCACCTTAATATGCGGATTGCCGCCAAAAGTATTGTAGTTTGCGGATGTAATTCTAGTCTTGTCCAGTCCGTCCAAGTCCTTAATCGTCTGCATGTCAACCTTACAATCGCCTTTTACAAGGTAATCGTCTTTCTTGATTTCCACGCTCGTATCCGGGATTCTGACCGTGTAGGTGTCTGCTTGTTTTAATCCATCTGTCGTGATCTGCGACTTTTCGTTTTTGTACCACCATACCTCTGGGATGTAGGTTCGTTCCCACTCATCCAGTCTGGTTTCTGAGTTATATTTCCTACTGTAAAGCGTGGCATCTGTGTTGGTTATCATAATTTTACCCCCATATACAAGAGTCCGGTCGGCTCAAGATAAAGCAACAATGTATCAAATATATTCCTTTTAAGCAGATCGTCTGTTGTTTCTCCATTTCCTCCGCTTTCGTAGCTGACGGAGTATCCATCCGTGTTTTCAGATGTGACCACACGTCCAGAATGCTTGCTTCTGACCTTTTCATCATTGGCAATCAAATCGCAGACAGCGCAGGCGGCAAGCCTTACTTCTTCCATCTCTATGTTGTCATCAGCGCGCCCGAAGGTAATCCTCCGGACGTAGGCTGATGATTTCATAATGAATTTTCCAAACTCTTCTTTTGACAGACTCCCTTTGTATGTAGTGGTGTAATATTCATAATCTGCATACAGAATCATTCAATCACTCCTTACACTACTGTGTGTACATAGATACCATCTTTCTTGTTATCGTAGCATTCTGCGATACCAACAGTACGGTATCCAAATTTCCAAGCGTCTGCATCCTGGTTCTGGTCAGGTGTGATGATTTTGGAGACTGTGTGTTTCTGGTACTGGATTGCTGCCTGTTTGTCCACGATCATGAAGTTAACTGCCTTACCACTGTCGTTCTTAGAATATCCGCCGGCACCAGAAGTAGCCAGATCGATTTTGGAGTAAAATCTTCCCTCTGGAACTTTCTTGATTCCCGCAAATCCCTCAATAGCTTTCTTAGATGCTGTTGTATCCAGATCCTCAATCATGCCATAGATTGTCGGATTGATAAACAGATAGCAGGTCGCAAGGTTCGCTTCTGCGTTCTCAATTTTGCTTCTTGCTGTTCTGAGTGCCGCAAGAGCCGCCTTACCATCATTGAGAGCCGCAGCTACAGTTGTCACTCCATCAATAGACGCATAGCCTGCCAGGCGGTACGCATCAAGCTCCGGTACCACTTTGGTACGCAGAAATTCTCCGGACAATCTGCCAAATGCTACGCCTGCAGATTCGATATTGTCCATAGCATCGATTGTAAACATTCGACCACGATCATAGCTGCATTTCTTGGTTTCGTATTCCAGTGTCACATCACCTGCAACATAACCAGTCTGTTTGTTGTAGTTCGCAAGTCCCTGCATGGACATTTTCGGAATCAGAATCTCATTCGCATTCGCTCCCTCTCTCACAAGCTCATTCGGACCATCCAAAACCGCTGTCAAAGATGCCAGCTTGTAAACTTCGTCCAACATCGTAGAGTATGCTTTTCTTAATGCAATTGTGTTCGCCATATCTTATTACCTCATTCTTTCAAAATTATTTTTCTGCCGGAAGCCCCATGGCCGCTCTGATTGCTGACATATTATCTCCGCCAACATCAGCACCGCCTCCTGTTGCTCCGACTGCGTTCATGAATGGTTCATTAGAACCAAATAAATAAGCATCAGATTCCTTTACGGTTTCCAATGCTTTCTTGATGTCCTCAGACTGGTTTTTCGATCCTTTCAAAGCGTCAATATCAAGCATAGCCATGACCGCTTTTTCATTGCGTCCCCCGGCTGTCTTGATTGCTTCTTTGATCGTGTCGGAAAAGATGCGATCCGCTTCTTTAGCGGCATACTCAGCATCCTTGTCTTTCAGCTGCTGATTCAGCTTATCAATTTCTCCCTGCATAGCTGTTGGGTCAACATCTTTAAACTTTTCCAAAGATTCCGTTGTGGTCTCAAGCTGACTCTTATAATTGTCACGCTCCCCCTCTGCTTTGGTAGTCTTTGCCTTTTCAGCGGCAATGTCTTTCCCGTTCTCTGCCATGATTTTATCAATGACATCCTGCTCCAATCCAAGTCCTTTTAAAAATTCTGTTTTCATGTTTCCATTCTCCTTTCGCATTAGGTTGTTTAAGGTGTGTAACCATCCACCACGAATTGACTGTTTAAGGTCTCATCTACTGACCAAAAAGGCTTAAAAATAACACATATCTCTATGTGCTAATGTCTTACCTATTCAATTTTTCCGCACTTTACACAACGCCTAACATATCCCTTTGTAGCCTTGTTGTAGTGCTTGCAATACTTGTGTTTGCAGAATCTCTGCTTTAACCATTTGAACATATCTACTCCTAAAGTAACGCCTGTACCTGTTCTTTCAAACTCTCCGGTACATTATCAATTGTCAAGTGTCCACCTTTAATCCTGTTCGCCAAAAACTGTGCCATCATTTCACCTCCGCTTCCATTGTTGCTAAAATCAGCTCCTGAACCGCCTGATCTGTGACTTCCTGCGCCGCCTGTGTTGCTTTTAAGTCTTTCTGCAATTTCCCGTAGGCGCTCATACCGTCATCCACTGCTTCATATTCTTTGATTACGTTTTCTTCTGTCTCTGTATAGCCAACAAAGACAAGGTTGCTAAATCCCTCTGGTTTTTCCTCTTTGAGCGGCTTATAGCCCTCTTTCTTGATGGAGCTGATTCTTACAGTTCCGTTTTCCATGATTTTTGCATAGTTCATATTACTTCTCCTTTCGGTATGTTACTTTAATATCGGGGTCAAGCTCCCCTCCGTCCGCTGTGATGACTGTGGTAGGGTAGTAGGCTTTTAATGCTCGGATAGCGTTTTGTTCGGATTGTGGGAGTGGAACGAATTCGGTAGATTCCGATTCAAACTCAATTATTTTTTCTGGCAAACTAGCAAGAAGCAGATTTGCTTGCTCAATAGTTTCGATTTTGGTATCTGCGAAAAAATAGAGGTACACATCACCATTTCCAACCATTCCAATTCCGTAATCGCTATTAGTTATATCTGTGGATGCAAAATTACATTTTACGTTGTTACTTTTCGAAAACTTTCCAGTCAATGTGGTTTTAAATCTTCTCCTAATTTTTTCGCCTACCTCCTCATCTGTACTTTTTGATTTCACAGAAAAATCTTTCGCAATTTTACCTCCATACAACCACCCAATCTGTCCGCCCTGCTCCACGAGCTTATCCCATTTTGTAATAGGACGGTCGGATGTGAGGGTGAGTGTTTGTTCTTTGTAGGGTTCATATTCAGTTAATGTCTCTCCTAATTCGATTTGAATGTCCATTTCTTTTAGGATGTTTACATCCTCACTCCGATAAAAAAATATGACATAAAAAACCCCATCATCTTTAGTCGTTATTTTTACGGAGTTTACATCATTGTTAAATGCTAACGCACCACCATAATATATGCCGTTGTTAATCGCACCGTTGACATTTAAGCTTTTCCTTTTTGAGACTGTATACGTGGTATTCGGTTTTACCTTAAAAGTTGCATATTTCCAGTAGGTAGCATCTCCCTCTTTGTTCTGATAGTTTTCGCTTTCTGCGAAATAATTAACATCAAAAAGATTCTTTCCTACTACTTTCACATCAACTTCATACTTCTGTTTCGCCTCATTCCACTTCCCAGAGTTTTTGATTTCCTGCGGATATTCTGGGCTTGGAGATGGCTTGCCTCCTGTGTAGGGTTCGTAAGTAGTTACAGTAGTGCCCAACTCAACTTGCAATTCTGTGTTTTCTTGCGCATCATAAGTCACAGAGAAAAAAAGTTTTTTTGCATTTTTCGGGATTGTTATATTTTTAAATTCCGAATAGTTATTATTCCCGGTATCAAACACTCCGGTGATAATAGTATCTGTCTCATCAGCGAATACATATTTTTTTCCTGTTTTTCCTTTTGTTCTGACTGACACTGAAACGTTTTTCCCTTGCATGGAACTTACTTCCATATTTGTTGTGAATGATTTTTGCATTTGAGTTAACGATACTTTATCACCAGCATTAACGCTTGTTAGATATCCTTGTTCGTATACATTGGCGTTTACCAAATTCTTCCCACCCGTCTGCACCTGCTCCGTCTTCCCACCAAGCTCCAACCTCTCAAGCGGTGCATCCAAGCTGTTCGGCAGTACCAGCATCCCTGTACCCTCTAGCTCCACCCTGTCATAATTTGGTGACTGTGGAGCGGAGACTCCTAGAGGGCAGATCATATCCACTCCGATGATTCCGGTTCCGTCTACCATTTTAAGCATTGTACTTCTACTCCTTTTTCTGAGGTTGCTGTGGGGATGATCTGGACGATGTTGCTCTTTCCGCCACCGTAGGAACCGTACTGCAATACCTGTGCGGTCTGTGCCGGAATCAGTACGCTTTGTTCTTTTGTTGCGTCCCTTTCCAGAGATGCGTAAATATCACCGTCCGTGAAATTCTTGACCAGAAATTCTGATGACGCTGTCTCAAATTCAAAAATCAATGTTGCTTCCGCTGTCGGCTGTCTGATTACTTTTACTTTACTCATTTCCTAAACCTCCTAAATCGTTTTGGTACGGGTGCCACTCTGCCGCGCATATCGTAATAGATGCGCTCTCTTTCTTGTTGTAGACCCATTTTCTTGCAAAATCTGGTGTATTCTCCCAGTTGTCCTTGATACTTTGCTTTCGCAAGCATCACATCGTCTGGATCAGCACCACCCTGTTTTAATAGCACAGCCTTTTCTCTCTGTGCCCTCATTGCCGTTTCCATTTTCCGCTGTTGCTGTCTGGCTTCGTATAAGGTGTATTCCTTGCCGTTAAATGTCTTAGGTATACTTTCCTTGCGGTTCTGCTCTACAAGCCAAGAATCAGACCAATTCCGCTCCGAGACGCCTTTTACAAAAGGGTAATACTCATGGTAGCAGTTCGCTCCAAGCAGTCCAGTGACTGTTCCAAGACCACATACCGTAACAAGTTGTTCCTTTGACCAGACCTTCCCTTGCCAGACAGCGTGTGATGGTCTCGCTCCGGCGTGCCACGCGACTTCGTAATGCTCTGTCCCAAGCTTATCGGCGTTCATTTCTGATATTTTCCCGGTAAGCTGTGACACACCCGTCATAACCGCTCTCCTTGCCGCCACATCTACCCTGCTATGCCACCCAGAAGCGTAGTCAATGCTTCTGAGTCCGCTGTTTGTGAGTTGAGTAACCACCTTGCGAATCATGGTATTGTAGTCAAACGTGCCGTATACAACACCTGTAATAGCTTGGTCGAGATATCCTTGGTAGATGTCGGACAATGGAGTCATAACGAGCCTACCGCCGCCATAATCCACATAAAATCCCATGGACTTTGTGACGTTCCGCAGATCATCATTGCTCTGCCGGATGAATCCATCTGTAAGCTGTTGCAACTCCTTATTATCCTCGTAGGGGATATATTCTGCATTGACCTGCTCGTAGATGTCTTTATTACGGACATATTCCCAGTCGATTACCTTGTCGTACAGCTCAAACACTTCCGGATAGGACAGATTCAGCGTGGTTTTTATCATCTTTTCGATGTCCTCAGAAGAGTACCCAATAATCTGTAGTCGGTTAATCTGCCAGTCGGCTGTGCTTGTGATTTTTCCCGCTTTTTTAATCCGGCGAACAATGTCCTCGAGAATCATCTGTTCCAAATCAAGAAAATGCTTCTCGATCTGTCCGGATAGCTGCTTTTTGTAGTCTTCCCTCAATTGGTTCACCTACTCCATTACTTCGATCTGCTCTGGCAACATCTTTTTCGCTGTGGCTTCGTCCTCGTTGTACCACTTCATGCGGTATTCTAAGTGCGACATAACTCCCATACTCACATCCTGTCTGTCCTGCTGACGCTCTGTTTCTTCATCAGTCAGAATGGAATCGTTAAATTTACAAGAGAACTCATATCCCGAATTAAGCATACTGTTGTAGAATGCAAGCCCTGCGGCAAAGTCCTCTAAGCAATCGTATAAGTTGTTCTGGATCGCCGTCACTCGGTTGTACTTGCGGTTCTTCGATGCCTTGATCTCCGTAGCTGTCTTTGCTACTTCCTGCGCATCTGACAGGTCTCCATAAGCAAGACCTACGGAAAATTCAATCTCACGCTTGTATTCCTCCAACCCACGCTTAAAGGCTTCGTCCCTCATTTCTGGGGAGTATTCTTTTAAGAGTTCTTGGTCTTTTCCAACGTCCAGATTCATTCCTCGATACAATTTGTTTTTGAGTTTTGGGAGTCCAAACTTCCCGGTTGCCTTATCTTGTTTAAGTGCTCTATTATCCACATGGATAGCACGCTCACCCGATTCGTATTCCCAGTCAAGCCTTGCCCCCTGTGTATCAGTTTTCCGGATCAGTGCAACTGCCGACTCGTACACCGACACTCCGCAGGCAGAACCATCTATTTTATTTTTAATTGGATTGCGATAATATCCAAAGTCCATACGGTTCATGCCGGGATAGGTAATCGGTCCAGGTAGGATATTCTCCCATTCTTCCACCGCTTCTAGGCTGCATGGAAGACCGATATCATTCGCTGTCTGAGAGTGGAAACACTTGTTTTCTATAGTCAGATTCCCGTCAATGAAATAGTGCCGTTCAAGCCTTGTGAAATAATCAGCGTCCCCAACCTTTTTTACGGTCAGAAATGTGATATCATTCGGCTTTCCGTCATCCCCAAAGCTGATCGGGATGATCTTGTCGGCAGAAACAAATTCAGCAGCCGATTCTCCCAGTGGCTTCAGGACAAACGACCCCAGTGCAAGTCCTTCCTGCAGGTTCTCATTTAGGCTTGCGATATTCTTCTGGTAAATTTTGTCTAACCGTTCGTTACTTACGCTGGTTTCCATTTCCACCAGCGCACAGTCCGCAAACTCTCGGCAGATTCCATCTTCAATCCCGAGGGAAACAATGCTGTCAGAAATCCAATCTGCATCACCATTTAACATCTGTCTCCATCTGTTGATTGCATCTATCATGTCGTTGGATAGTGCGATATCTTTGCCGATGATCTGTTTTAATGTCGTGTACCCAAACATCCTCATGATTCCTTTCCATAGTTTCTTAATTCCATCAAACATCTTCCACCTCTTCGATTAGGTATTTCATGTCACGTTCGATTGTGTATTCGAACGCATCCAAGCAGTCAATGTCAGTGCTGCCGTCATCCAAACGCTCATCTTTCCCGACAGCTTCTTTGTCCCAAACTGCATCCGAAAAAGCAGTTTGCAGAGATTCGCAGTCTTTTGTAATAAAAAACCGCCCAGCCCCCATGAGCTTGACGGTGCATCTGATTCTGTCGTTTATAGGTCTTTTCTTTGCTGGTTTGACAGCTATCCACGGAAATTCCTTTTCCACGGCATTGCGGATAGAATTACCAAGGACAGTTTCCGCATTGTCCCAGAATACGGACTCTACGTTACAATACTGTACATAGTCTCCACTCTTCACGCACACAGAGTAATCATCTATCACTTCTTGTACAAACTCACAGAACAGCTCATTCAGTCGGTTGCTGTCGATATCCTCTTTCTCATCTTTTGCCATGACTCTTCTGGATTTTAAAGCAATCACGTCTCTGTAATCGTCCGTATATCCTCTGGCAACGAATGAGTGACCAGATTGATTACCACCAAAGTCCAAGCCAATCTCGATTGATGTGATATCCTCTTTTCGGAATTGCTTATGCTCTGATTCCTGTGAGAGATTATCCACGATTTCGCACCGGAACGCTTCCGGATTGTCTGCGAACCTCTTGTAGATTGATCCGTCAGCCCTTTTCCATAACCCCAGGATGAGGCGGTCATAATAGATTGTACCATCGTATTCCTTGCAGAGTTGCTTAACAAATTCTGGATCCAGAAATGGATTATCAAATATGGTGTACTTTTGGAGATAGATGTCCAGCTCTACATTGTCGATGAACTCTTTGAGCCAGTGTGTCGGATGTTCTGGGTTGCAAGCTCCATCAAAACAGGAGTACGTCTTATCGAGACGGGATTTCAGCATCTGGAACACCTCTTTGTTCCATTTTGCTATCTCATCTCCGTAGCAGTACTTAATGGATGCTCCCTGTATCTTTGCGACTTGGCTGACCTTTTCCGCTCCGAGACAATAGACATCCTCTCCGCATACTCTTGCCACATTCCGGTTGTTAATGTTCCCGATTAGATCACTGGTATAGATTTCCCTCATCGGTTGGAGTACGTTTCGCTCTATGGATTCTTTGGAGACACCCATGATTACATTTAAGCCAGGGAGTCCATCTCTCTCTCGGATTCTTTTCGGGACGATATAAGCAGTATCTACAAAAGACTTTCCAGAACGAACCGCTCCGGACTTGATATTCCATCTATGAGTTGCGTTTATGATGTATTCATTCTGTTTTTTGCTTAGCTGCATTGTCATGCAATCCTTTCAAGATTTCATCAAGCTTTTCAATTGCTGTTCTGTCCTCGTATTCCTGCTTATCTCTCCACTTGTCTGGTTTCCGGTTCTTCAGCCAAAAGATCTGGGCTGTAATATTGCCATTTATCGCATTTTCGAACAGTGCGTTCTCCACCTGCCTATCCGCAACATCCTTGTTTCTTTTTAGGGACTCACAAATCTCACTATACTTCTTTTTCCATTCGTACAGTGTTTTCGCGGTTATTCCCATATTCTGCGCAATCTGCTCATCTGTCAGTCCGTCTCTCGCCCATCCCTCTATCTTTAGCAAGCCTTCCGGCTCTAGCCATTCCTGATATTTACCTTTCGCCATCCGACTCACCTCTTTCATTATTTTTTATTCTTCTTGTTCATGTTTTGTATAGTCCATCTATTCGCCATATCGTTGATATTTTTAGAACTTATTGTGCTTCTGATATCTATTACTTGTGAAGCACTCGTAAATGTATTAAGTTTCTGCTTAATTTCTTGTCCTATCTTTTTGTAGTTATTTGCCATTTCTTTCGAATGCGCATTTTGTCCGCGTATTCCTGTGGTGTTTATTCTTATATTGTTATTAACAGTCCTGAAAGCACTATCAACAATTTCCTTCGCCCACGCTTTTTGTTTTTCGCTTCCGCTCAATTTACTTGTATCAAACGACATTCCGCCGCCTTTTCTGCTTAGCCCGCTCGAGCTTCCTCTACCACCCATTACATTTCACCTCATTGAATTTATCTGCAAATGCTTTTACTCTAACAATATTCCCCATACACACATCCGGTATTTGTCCATAAAAAATAATGGTCTCTGGCTGAAGCCTTGTAACCATTTCTTTGTATCCGTCAATAAATAACTTCTTGCTATCTTTATTCTTCATGCATCCAACACTTGATACAGCTACTGTTCCACCTTCTGGCTCTCCGTCAAAGCACCAGTTAAACGACTCTTTATCACTCCATGCGATTGTAGGGATTACTTTAATACCCGTCATTTGCATGTAAGCGCCACACCAGTGTTTTCGGTAATGGTTGTAGATCTGGATTGCTTTCGGATAATCTGAATACAAACTAAAATCCGGTGCAAGCACATACTCAAACTCTTGAAGCATCGGAATATACGCATCGATATTTGACCACAATCTTACGAATTGATAGTCATCCACAAAAAAATGAACTGCTTTTCCTTTTCTGTTTTTGATAGTTTTAGCAGCATTAAAAGGGATGAACTGACAATCTCCATGAAATTCTTGCGGGAAAATTACTGGAATATCATAATCTCCGCTCCCTTCCATTATTGCTTTTTGTAGATTTTCATAATTTCTTAGGTTTGTATATTTCATTTTCCCCTCCAAACAAAAAGCACCCATCTCTGGATGCCAAGAATTTAGGACTACTGCTCGAAAGGATTGCAAATGCCAACAAAAACCAAAATAACCAAATACACAATCAAAATTTATAAGAAAAAGGAGGAACCTTGCAGTAGTCCACAACGGGTATAGCAGGACTCGAACCTGCGACACATCGGTTAACAGCCGATTGCTCTACCAACTGAGCTATACACCCGTAGGATGCCCTTTATCGACATCCTTTACCCTATCCGCACTCGGGTACTGACACTAAATATAGATTGCTGAATCTATTTTTGTTTGTTTTGCAGATCTGCGGATATCTGCGTTTTGGTACCATTTGTGATGTAAAGCCGGTGTGCACTCCCCAGAACAGACCTCAGCTGTGCAGCCTGTATACTCACATCACAAAGCGGAGCACTTGGAATCGAACCAAGGACACAGGGCGCGACCCTGCGCGTCTACCACTGATGCTATACTCCGCATAAAAACACCGCCAGACAAGAAAAGGGGAAAGTCCGGCGGTGTTCCGAATGTTTGGAAAGATTGTTTTAGAACAATATATAATCGTTCTAGAATAATTATATCATAAGCAAAATGTTAATTGTGTTAATCTTTCAGATATTCGCTAATTATTTGTGAAATTCTTCCTCTGCTATATCCAATGATGTCTGCAACCTCTTGCTGCTTCTTACCTTCCACAAATGCCAACTCAAATATCTCTTTAATCTCCGGATCATCAATCCCGTTTATGTAGTCTTCAACTTCTTTCTGCTCCTTCAGAATCAGTAACCTATCCGCTTCTTTCCTTCTGATCTGCCGTCTTACATTCTCTTCTTCGTAAGGATCATACATTTGTACGGATGTTCTCACTTCGGTGTACGGGAAATCTGCACTGGATCCTGTTACTTTCCCCATAACAACAGTTGGTTCCCGTTCGCAGAGTTCTTGTATCTGGTTCTCAATCCGGATAAGTAGATCGGAAGAGCACACGTCTGAACTCCAGTCACATTCCTTTATCTCGTATGCCGTCTTCTGCTTGAAAAA